ATTTCAAGCTGACCTTTCGCCAACTCTTGGGCGTGGTTCTGTGCCATCGTGGCGACCTCATGCGCCAGCCGCGCCTTTTGGTCTTTGTCCTCAATGAACTTGTCCAGCAGGCCAGTCACCGGCCCAATAAGTGCCTGTATCATTTCTTGTCTCCCATTTGCGTGAAGCCCATGTAGGCACCCACCACACCAGACAAGCTGATGTAGAGCAGTGGGCTGACCTCACTTAGTAATTTGATGCGCGTGTCTGGTATGAACGGCATGAACAGCAGGATCGTGTAAACGCCCATGCCCATCAGTGCGAACCTGGCTAGGCGTAGCTGCGCCAGGTGCTTGCGGCTCTTGTCTTCTGTCTCACGGATTTCACGGGCGCGTTCTATCTCTGCGTCCGTGACGACGCCATCATTATCAAGATCGTAGCGCTCAAACTCGCTCGACCTCTCCAGCTTTTTCTGGGCCACGGTTTTATTGACCAGCTATGTTAGCCTGCATGTTTGCAACGAAAGCATTTACAGCCTCTGCTAACTCTGGGTCTTTGCCGGGTAAAACTGCAAGACGACCAAGCTGCACCGCCAATGGATTGACGCCACGGTTTGTCGCTTGTGCTGTCGTTTTAAGCCAGCGAATAAACTTGGGCGATGTCATTAGTTTTGCTGCGTATCGCGGGGCAAGTAACGCGCCACCGCCAGCCGCTGCTGCTGATGCCGCGCCTCCAAGATCACCACTTAAAGCTAGGCCACCAGCCGCTGCAATTGAAACACCTGTGCTGGCAATCTGCACAAATCCTGCACCGGTTACACCAGAGCGCGACCTATTGATTTCGCCAATGTTTTCAGCAGCAACGTCAGCCAAACGTGCCAAAGAATCTAGCTCTTTGCGGACGTCTTTAAATCTAGGCGCACCAAACAAAATGTCTTTGCTACGCTTGTCCATATTGCGCCAATTGGTCAAAAATACATTTGCAGACCACTCACCGCCACCTTCAGTTGCTGACCCGCGTATACCTAACCGACCCATCACGCTGGCGCTTACTGCGTCACGCTCCTCCTTAGTCAAGACCTTGAAAACATCTCTGATACGCTGACCACCGCGTTTGCCCTCTTGAATGGCAAAGCCGAACACTTGGCTGTCTAAATTTTGGCGTGCAATTTTATCAATGGTTTTCAACTGGTCGTTTGCAGTTGATCGTGTGTAATCATTGGCGCGGCGCAACAAGCGTGCTGCGTTTGGCGAGGCTGCCAGTACGGCATCATCGATATCATTGCTTAACGCTGCATAGATGCTGGGTAATTTATCATCACCTGTCTTAAATACACGCACAGTGGCACCGGGCAGGGTTGATCCGATTGTTTGCCCGATTTCGGTGCGTATGCGCCGCAGGGTGTCTAAGCCTAACTGTCCACCAGCAGCGTCTGCGTCTTTCAAAATTGCATTTATTTGGGTAAGTGCAGGCCCATATTGCGCTTTCAAAGAATTGGGTGCAGCCGCAAGCTGTGTTTCTAAGTCAGCTTTTAAAGAGCGCAAACTGCCAAGTGGGATGGACACATTACCAGCAGCGTTGTACGCCGCATCATAAAGCTGGGTCTGTTTTGCTTTAATGCGATCTTTAGCTGATATTGCGCCTGCGCGTATCGCGCTACCTATGACCTCTGGGCTACCCTGCGGGTCACCAAATTTCCGTGAAATTTTGTTTGACGCATCACCTAATTCTTCAATAACGCGATTACGGTTTGTGCGAATAATGTCAGATGCCGAAAAAAACGACGCCAGCGCTTCCTCTGCTTGTGCGACTGACGGGCGGCCTGTAAGGGTTGCTGCTGTCGGCTCTACGCCCAACCGAGCGAAATCCTCTACCCTTTGTCCGGGGCTGATACCAGTGAACGCTTGCGTGCCTTTTTGAATTCCAGTTTTGACAGCCCTAACGCCTGCATCAGCTAAACGCCCACCTATCATTTCCAAGCCGATGTTGGTTGCCGCTTGACCCGTTTCTTGCAGTGGTGTGCCGCGTGGAATAGCCCCACCAGAAATTAAATCCATTGTGCGGTCATAGATTTGACCACCAAACTCTGCCCCAAGAGCAGCGCCTGCTGGCACGGTGTACACCTCTTCCGGCACCAGAGCCTGCGGCCCTAAATTTCCAGCCACCAGCGGGACTGCTCCTCCTACTATGCCGCCAGCAGTTTCAGCTAAAGTGCGCCCACCCTCAACGATATCACCGACATCGACGCGGGGCGGGAACACTGACTGTACAAATCCCGGTGGGTCTAGTACCTGAAGCGCCCCATCATCTTGCAAAAAATAAATTGCGTTAGCGTCTATTTTTTTTCTTAAGGCACTGTTATCGGGATTTTTGGCGAGTATGTCTGACCCACGACGCACGGTGTCATAGTATTTACCAAGCACCGCAACTTTTTGATTGTCAGGCACAGATGCAAGGACTTGCCGAATGGCAAGGGGCGCACCAGTTAGATTTTCAGCTAATTTGGCCATGTCTCACCTAAAGTATAATGTCGCCAGTGTCGTCGTTCGCAGATGATTCTGGAATAGTGACCACAGACAAACCGGGGATATTACGTCCACCTTTGAAAGCTTTAATTTTTTGGTTTAATTCTGTAATCAGCCTTTCAATCCGCGCCCGTTGCGTATCTGGCCGTGTCGTGATTCCCGGCAAAACTGCACCTAAATAGTTTTCAACTTCTTCTTGATTTGCCGTTGCGCCTGTACGCTGACGCAGACGCAAATCAACGAGGTTGTTTAATGCGTCGAATAGGCGTTGAGCATCACCACTTGCCGCCCGACCTACAGCGGTTCCAGATGCAATCGCAACGTTTGAGTTATATTCACCGGCTGAAAGATCACCGTTAAACATGATGTCTATGACGGTTTGCAGATCACTGGCAGCAGAAGCTGCATCCGCAACAAAATTAGCTTCTGCGGTAGTCAATTTTGCAGGCTTAGTGCCAGCAACTACGCCGCCGGGAATCGCCTCTGTAGAGGCTGGACTTGTCGGGTCACCATCCACAACGGGGTCACCAGCAACTGTTCTACCACCCAGTATTGTATTCAAATCCAATCCTGGCTGCATGACGGTCACTGTGCCGCCAGCCCCATCTGGCACCACTACTGGACGTGACCTTTGCAAGTCGGCAATAAACAAATCCAGCCTTAATTGTTCTGCTGCGGTTCTGTCTGTTTTTTGATTTAATCGAATTACCTCATCAATCTGATCAAACCGGTTTGAGATATCGCCTGTTACTTGTGATCCGCTTGGCGGTGTGATCTTGCCAGTGGAGTCAATTTGATAGACGCCCAAGCTGGGGTCGCGGCCTGAGGCAATCACTTCTTCGCTTGTCATATCGCGCACAGTGTTTGTAGGTCTTGCTTTGGCAGCGGCCACTGCTAGTTGGCCTTCTAAACCGACGCCCGTTGTTAATGCCGCTTCTGGGTTGACCTCAGACAAAGCCTGCAAACCCGGCAAATTACCTAAATCCAACCCACTTAAAGCAGCCCCCAAACGGCGCTCATAGTCTGCTTCACGTTCAACCTGTGTATCACCAGCCCTACGCTGTAGATACGCGCCGATCAGTGCGCTAGACAGCCTGCCAAGCCCTTGCAGGGGCGTCCTAACCGGCGCAGCACTTGCACCCTGCTGCTGTAACGCTTGGCCAAGGATGCGGCGCGGGTCGGACTGAAAAGCCTGATTAAGCTGCTGGAACTGCATTGATGGCCGTCTGCCGGGTTGCATCAAGCCATGGAATGGGGTGTGTGCCATCGTCTACCTCAACAAGTAAGCTGCGCCAAGATTGCCAGCCAAGCCGAACAAGCCGCCAAGGTCCGCAGACCTTGATGCCATCGCTTGGTTAAAGGCGTTCTGCTGCGCTGCTGCTTGCGCTGCAAACGCGCCCTGCGTATCAATCCCGCTAGGTGCAAAGAAACTGCCCTGCTGGATTTGTGGGCCACCCAGCAACGCTGCCAGTTCATTAAAGTTCTGACCGCGCAACGCTGTACGCTCTGCGATTTGGCGCTGGCGTGCCTGATTGGCGATCTGATTGCTAAGTAGCTGGTCTGCCACTTGCTGCTGCCTAGCTGCATTAGCAAGCTGCGTGTTAGCAGCCGCCTGGCTAAAGCCTTGGCCTTGTGCCGCCAGTCCAAACTCACCAGCCGCTGCACGCTCACCAAATTGCTGCGCCCGGATGTTGCGTGCTTGATTGACCAACCGGTCAGATTCCTGCCCAGCCGCCAATGTGGCCTGCTGTGCCAGCCGACCAAGCTGCTCACCTTGCTGGCTTTCCAGACGGTTCACAGCATCGTTGTAGCCTTGTGATGTAATCGGGATGCCACGGTCAGCCAGGTTCTGTTCAAGCGCCTCGCGCTGCCGCGTGAATTCTGGCTGTAGCAGCCCTAGCTGACGGTTATACAGCGTCTGTTCAATGTTTGACCGGAACGCCTCTGGGTCGCTCTGTAGCGCCGTCAGACCGGCAGTATCAATGGCTGTAGGTAAAGGCGTGGTGGTGCTGATTTCGCTTTGGAACGCAGGCAGGCCGGTAGTCGGGTCAATGTCTTGTGCCTGTTGCACGCCAGCCAATGTCGGCGCTGTTCTGAACGGATTTTCAAAATCAGGATCATCAGCAAAGATGGGCGATCCATCAGCGTTCTGACCTATGACTTGTCGGCCTGTCACACGGTTGAACGCAAGATTGCCCAGCCCCAGCCCGGTGCCTTCAGTGGCCGCACGCATTTGCGCCTGAAATGGCGTTTCTTGCGTAAACGCAGCCGCTTGTCCATCTTCTGGCACTGGACCCTGCACAAACTGTCCACGATCACCGACAGAGCCAAACAGCAGATTGCCATAGGGCGTAAACTGCGTGATGCGGTTCGCGTTGGCTTGCGCGTTGATCAGTTCGTTTGGATCAGGAACTGGCGGTGGTGAAGGCGCTGACTTGCCCATTACTTTGACCCTTTATCCATTTACATTCATCCCTCAACATTCCCCAAAGGATGCCATCATCTGCCCCATGCAGATGCCGCAGCCTGCCCTCTTGTGTGAAGCCAAGCTGCTTATTCATTTTCATTGCCTTTTCGTTAGCCTCGCTGCACTGCACCAGTAGCCGGTGCGCCCCGACTTGCTTGAAGGGGTATGCAAACAGCGTGTGCAGGACAGACCGAGTAGCCCAGCGCCGGGAGGTTGCAGCTATTGACGCCTCGATCTGCCCTTCTCTGAGATCATGGTAAATGGCAGCGCAGATGATCTGATCATCACGCTGCACGCCGATTGCTACGCTTGGCCCAAACTGATCAATGCCAATGCGCTTTGCCGCCCATGATTTTAGATAATCGTCTGCACCAAAAATGATGCGGTTCAATTTTGGCTGTCCTTTATGGCTTCAAGAACGTCATAGACGTTTGGCGGTGGCGGCTGATCCACCGTCCACTGGCACAGATATTCGCGTGGCTTCCATTCGCCGCGATTGAAAAACAAAGTTTCTTGCGTGTTGTGAGCGCCACGGTACACGCAGACCTCTTGTTTTTTGTCCAGCTTCATGCACTTGACTAGGCGACAGGTCGTTAGATCATTTGCCCAGTCGCTGGCTTGGGCTGTGTGTGCCTTTAGTAACAAAACAAATGCCGTTAGGGCTGCAATCCCCACACCGACCAGCGCAGTCCAAGCAGCAATTTCAATAAACTTTTGCCTGCGCTCACGCTGGGCATAGAGAGTTTGCTGCCGTTGTTTTCTTATTTTTGCTTCAGTGGCAACCAGTTCATTCCATTTCGACATGCCCATTGTCAGGCCGATATACTGACGCAATTCATCCCGCTGTTGCTTGGCCTTCTGTTTGGCAGCAAAGATTTCTAACGCCTCTTGCTCGACAGTCTTTGCGGCAAACAGCTTTTTGAAGATCGGCGGGTTCTTGGCTTCACGCTCTGCTTGGTCAATATCTGATAGGCACGACATCCACTTGGACAAACTGCCGATCATTGATTCAAGTTCTTGACCGGCAGAAATGGCGCGTTTCACTGCATTATAGGATGCAGTGGCGGTTGCCATGAGCGTGACTATTTCCATCAATACAGCCTTTCGCCTGAACCCTCCCGTAGTTCTTTTGGCAAGCAATATGCGGTGATCTTCTGCGTGCCAGCGCGGCTATAGCCGTAGTTGCCATAGACCGTAACGATCCGTGCGGCGTACCACTGGCAGTCCACGAGGCTGCGGAAAATCATTTTGTCTGAATGTAATTTTTGGTTTTCGCCCAAGCCGATGTAGACCATCAGCACAAAGACGGTGATCACTGACTTACAATGATGCCAATCAGTAAAACGATGGTGGTTCCAGCAGACCCAACCATGATTGTTTCCAAGCGCTTGACCCGGCTGAGTAGTTCAATGAAACGCTCTTGGCTGACGGCTGAAAGCGTGTCCAATTCAGCTTTAACAGATGTGACGGTGGGCTTGCTCATCAGTCAGCACCACCCGGCTGCGCGTTTTCCCATGCCGTCTTTGCTGCTTGCCATGAGGTGTCAACACTCGCCCACCAAGACAGAGCAGAAGTGTCAGAGACATATTCCTGACCGCCGTCTTTCTCTAAAAAGCAGGAGGCACCGTCAGGCGATTGCACCGCTTGCACATCGCTTGGCAACCAAGAGATGTCGGCGTCGTTGTACGCCTCTCCGTCTTTGTAAATTTGCGCTTCATTACGAATGATTGTCCACTTTGCCATGCCTGCCTCTAGGTCTTGATAATGTAGTTCAGAATGATGGTCGGCTGCACGTTGTTGTGTGCATTACCACTGCCTTTATTCGCAGTTGTGTTGATAGAGTTAGTTTGAGCAGACGCACCGCCACCACTTCGCATCTGATTTGCTATTCCACCGCTCGTCCCGTTATGTCTTTGAGTGTGATTGTGAGCCGGTATTTGAGCAGTTGAAAGTGTGTGCGTTTCAGCACCGCCGGTATCGCCAAGTGTGTCGCCGTTCAGTCCGCCGCTTTGATCGGTAAGGCGATTTGCACTAGAGCCGCCCATATCGTCTTTGCCAGCAACCGTGCGGCCACGCAAATCTGGAAGATTGAATGTAGAAGAGCCATCGCCAACACCGTATGTCGTGCTGATTGCAGAGAACAAGTCGGCATAGGTAGTGCGACTCACTGCCTGACCGTGACAAAACAGCCAACCTGTCGGCTCTGATGTGCCAGCATAAGGCACAAGCATACCTGACAAAATTAGGCCACCGGCATCAGCCTCACCCGCGAGGTCTGCGAAATCTCTTGCTCTGCTCATGATCCGGCCTCCAGTGCTGCGACTTTGGTTTCGAGTGTCTCAATCTTGGCGATTGCCTCGCGCAAGGCTCCGGTCAACAGAGGTACCAGCTTGCTCTGGTCAATCCCCTGCATGACTGCGTTGCCGTCCTCGTCCACTTCATCCTTAGTGCCGGTGACAGCTTCTGGCACAACAGCCTGTGCCTCGTGTGCAAGGAAGCCATCGACAGTAGTATCGGCATCTCCGATAAACTGAAAGCGTTTGGGAGAGAGTGACTTAACACGGTCAATTGCGCCGGTCATGTCTTCTACGCCTTGCTTTATACGATAATCTGACGAGGTGTTGTAAGCTGTTGAATTTGTGGAAAGAGTAATGTCGCCAACGCCGTTTCCAGCAGGTTGCGAGAAAAATTCTATGGCTTTGCCGCCGCCGCTAGTTTTTTGCCAAACACCTATGATAGTAGTAGCTGTGCCAGCAAAAGATGCACCCGCACCTCCACTACCTACGTCTACTGAAAGTATTTCTCCGCTGCCAACTTGGTTAGCTGTGGCGTTTATTCGTACACTTCCTCCGCTGTCGATGCGCATACGCTCCGCAACACCGACTAGACCTGTTTTAAAAATCAGGTTTTCCGCTTGGACATTCAAATCCATCATATCTGAGCCATAATTGGCAGAATTTATGGTGTGGCTGCTCGCGCCACTGTCTAACTGCAAACGCTTGGTGGCTGTAGTCGCATCGCTAACAGCAAGTGAACCAGATGTTTCAAGGGCAATAGCTGGGGAAGTCGTCCCAACACCCACACGGTTGTTCGTGCTGTCCACCTTGAGGGTATTAGTATCAACGGTCAGATCGCCATTGATTGTCACATTATTAGAGAACGTGCCGCCATTGAGCGACGACACAGTGTCAGCAACGGTGAAGATGTCATAGACAACAACCTCGACCACATCGCCGTTAGCCAACGCAGCGAGGCCAGCAATGGTGTTAGCCGTTGTCGTGTTGTAGTCAGTGCCAGCAACAAGCAGGACGCCGTTTAGATATACATCGACATAAGCACCATCGCTGAACGTCAGTGTCGTGCCGTCATCGCTGGAGCCGCTGACGCTAGTGCCACCGCCGCTGGTTTGCGTGTAGTAGAAGCGGCTGCGGACCCCAGTGCCGTCTGGGCTTTTGCCGATATATGCCATTATGCGTCCTCCAGTGCGGTCAAGCGTGTCTCAATGTCAGCGAGACGTTGCTCAGTAGCTGCGCCGATGAACGCCAGCAACTCAGCATAACGGATGCTAAGTTGTGTGCGCTGCGTTGCGCCTTCGGGTGCTTCTTCTGCTGTGTCATAGGTGTCGATGCGGGTGCGTTCTTTGCCATCGTCGTTGGTGTATGTTTCTTCTTTTTCCCACCAAGTATTGCTACACCAAAAAGCATAGTGCGCTGCGTCTAGCCCAGCGTCGGTCATCGCCGTCTGCACCTCTTGTGCAATCACGCCTGTGTGGGTACGGGCTGCATCACCCTTTTCTGCGACCCTGTGTTTCCACTTGAAGGTCTTGAACAGCTTGCTTATGGCTTTTGCTGCCGTTATTTCAGCAGATGTCAGGCTGGCAACATCCTGCTTTTTGTTCTGGTCAGATGACGTGGTAACACCACCAGTCGCAAAAATGTCATCAAAAAAGTTAGTGGAAGTACCAAAGTCAATATGGTCATTAATCGGTTGACCATCACCATCTGTTGGAATAATAGCACCTGTACTTGACCCAGAGCCTGACAAACCACACCCATCGGTATTTGCCTCTGTGCGAAAAGATATAAAAAGATTGGATGTACTCCTAGCACCAATCGACCCGACTAATGAGTTGTCGTCTCTAAATTCTATTATTTTGCCTAAATCGCTGTTTCGGTTTAAAACCAAAGCCTCTTGTCCATCAGACGTAAAGAAACTTTTGTCTGCACGAATGTTTGCACCAACATCTGTTGAGTTGCTTGTCGTCTTACCCACCAGCAGATTGCCGCTTCCGTCTATTTTTACATCGACGTTTCCTTCGGCATCAAGAGTGCCATCTTTAAATTCAATCCCTGCGCCATCTAGCAAAACTTTTGGAACGCCGCCAGATGTGATGTCAAAACTCAGCTTGGGTGATTGTCCTCGCATTGTCAGACTTGCACCAGCAGTCGTGTCAGTGATTTGCACGGTTGGCTTTGCTGTGGTGTTGGCGCTACCACCAATCGTTAGCTGTGATGTGGGGGACGCTACATTGATGCCGACGTTACCGGTTCCATCAGGGTCAATAATAATATTCCCATTCGTGTCGGTGCTGCTGATAGTGTTGCCGTCGATGCGGATGTTATCGACATTTAGCTTGTCAGTTTCGACCTCTGTGGCGCTGGTGATGCCAGCGGGTTTGACGCCAAGATAAGCCATCAGGTGATCTCCATAATGCTCATTGACACGCTGACTTTGTCGGCTACCGAGCAATCAATCTGAATTTTGTCGGTTGTCTCAAGCACGACCTTGTTGCCACTTAGGAATTCCAAACTGGACCCCACGGGGATGGGTGCGTCTTTCAGCAGGAACGTCGTGGTGTTTGTCGCAGCCCTGCCGCCACCAGATGTGTCGCTGACCAGCTTCACACTGGCCGTCACCTGACTTGTGTGTACGTTGGCAAGCACCATGCCCAGAACAATCGTGGTGGTGCTACCAGGCGTGGTGTACAGGTCTTCAGGCGTGCCAGAACTGGCTGGCATCACATCATGTGATACCACTTTGAATGTGTTAGCCATTCGTTTTCTCCTTTAGCCCAAGGCTATCGCTAACGCGGTGGCCTCGTTGGCCGCATCAGTGGCTGTGGTGGCACCGATGTCAGACAGCACCTCCGATGTCGATCTGGATTCCAGACCATTTGCAGTGAAACGCGCATATTCATCGTCAGCGACAGACGCGCTGTCGATCTTGACTGCATTGGTGTTGGATATCCCAAAGGTCAGCGTAGCCTGTGCGCCAATATCGGACAGCACCTCGCTAGTTGACCGGCTTTCTAAGCCGTTAGCGGTAAACCGGGCATATTCATCATCTGCAACGGATGAACTATCAATTTTGACTGCGTTGGTGTTTGAGATGCCAAATGTCAGGCTGGCTTGACCGCCGATATCAGACAGCACCTCTGATGCAGACCGGCCTTCGATAGACGTGCCAGCCACACGCAGGAAATCATCATCAGCCACGCCGCTGGTAAAGATCGGCACATTGTTGTTTGAAATGCCGGTAGACAGTGTGGCGGTGGTAGTGATCGCCGTGCCGTTCAGCGTCATGGCGTCAGCTTCAAGCGTGCCGTCAATGTCGGCATCGCCGCTGATGTCCAGTGACCCAGCATCCAACTCGCCGGTCAGCGTCACGTTGCGGAAACTGGCAATGTCCTTGTTGCTGTCCACAATGACGGCCTTGGATGCCGTCACAGTGCCTGCTGTAACGCCGTCAATGGCCTCTAGTTCAGCTTCGCTGATAACAGCGCCTGACCCAAGCGTCAGGTCACCACCGACAGTCAGATTGCCTGCAACAGCCGTTGTACTGTCTGCGACTGTGGCATTGGGCGTATGTGTGAGATAACTGACAAAGCTGCCGCTGATCTTGCTGCCAAGTGTCAGCACGCCGCCGTCAGCAATGTTTACCTTGTGCTGGTCTGCGTTGTCATCGCCTTGGTCGGCTTTCAGCACGATGCCAAGCGCTGCGCCTTCTACATTGGCTGCAATCTCTAGGCTGTCATTTGTCGTTTCATCATATTGGATTGTGATGTCACTGTTTGTGCCGAGCGTAATGGTCTTGTTGTCAGGCAGGGTAATGCCTTGAGCAAACGGGATCGCAGCCGTGCATGTCTGCGTGCCGTCCTTCAAAATGGTCGTGGTCAGACCAGTCGCAAAGCCGTCCAGTTCTGTGTCAAACTTGGATGCAAGGATTTTGACGCCATTGTCACGATCTGTCGTGCAGTCAAACGTCCGCGAAAAGGTGCCGCCGGAAAAAGGCATTAGATTGGCCCTCCTGGTGCAAAGGTGTAATGAGCGCTAATAAAGCTGATTGTTTGGGTGCTGGTTGCGACCTGAATCCGCAATGCACTGGAGTAGCCAAGCCGATTGACCGCTTTGCGCCGCTTGGTGACGCCAGCGCCAGTCGTGTCAGCCCAGAAAAAGTCATCCCAAGTCGCGGTATCCCAAGCCGCTAGGTTAGATGCAAAACTGACTTGCGTGACATCAATGGCGCGTGGCGATCCTAGATCGACGCCCACACCAAACGAGAAATCAATCGTTGTTTCCCCATCCAGTATGGGCTGCACGCTGCTAAAGCGTTTTACGGCGCCCCTGTCGCCAAAATAGTTGTAAGCGGTAGCCAAATCACCAGTAATGTCTGAGCCATCATCTGCATCACCACCCACCTTGAAAACCACGCCTGACGCGCTGCCAAAATATGTATCGCCGTTGAACTGCCCCCAGACATGGGCTGGCATGTTTTCGAATATGCACCACGCTCTAATAATCGGGTTGAACACATGCTGGTTGAACGGGTCAACGTCACCAGTCGGGTAGTTAAAAATCACCTTGTCGCCATCTGGGCTGACAAATATCTGCCAGCCGGTGGTTGTGCCGGTTGCCGCGACTTGGCTGATGACCGTGCCGCGTATTTTCTCTGAAATGGCTGCTGCCTTGTTGCCAACGATGTCTTGCCGCACCACTTGGCTTAAAGGCAGATAGCCCTCTTTGGTCATCACGATGACATCGCCGCCCAGCTTGGCGATGGCGCGTTTTTCGTTGATTGGCTCTGCAATGCGGAATGTACCAACAAGGGCGAAATCGCTGCTGGGGTTGCTGCCTGAATAAAGCAGCACCTCACCGGATGTCATCACGATGCAAAGCAGATCATCAACGCCCTCACCACCATCGATGGTCAGGGTGTTGATCATGATAATGTTACCGCCAAATGTGCCGACAAGGCCCACAGGGAACTTTGTGAAATTGCCCTGAAATGTGTCAACGGTGGCGCTGTAGTAAAAGTTTTGGCTGTCGCCCGTCCAATAATAAACCCGGTTTTTGTGCGCGTGTACGCCCGTCAGAGTGTTCGCGTTGACGCTATCAGACAGCGTGATCGACAGATCGCTGGCGCTTGACCCGTCCCAGCTAAAAGGCACGTTTGCCCCGGACGGCACAAAGATGGTGTTGTTGTTGAATTCAATGCTTTCTGCCCTGCCGTTGGCAAGGCCGGTCTTTTTGCTGACGGCTGACCCCGTATCAATCTGGTAAAGCGTGCCGTTGCTGCCGATTGCCAAAAGCTGGCGGTTCGCGCCAGCATTATGCTCAACCAGTGTTTCAACATTCCCGCTGCCAATCCCTGTACAAAAACTGGTGTAGCCGTCGCGCAGGGTCACTTTCTCCACAGTCGGGAAAAAGTTGGACATGATCAGCGCGTCTGTCGGTGACATCGCATCAATACTGTCACGGCTGTTCAGACCGCCCACAGGGGCTGGCACGCTGACCGCCTTGACGCGGTAGCCCTTAGATGTTGGCAGTGCTTGCAGCATCAGACAGCGCCATATCCGCTATCTGGCAGATTGTAGCTGTATGGGCTGACAAGCAGCCGTCTGGCGTCATCTAGGCTGATGACCGGCGCACCGCCTGCGCGGCTGATGGATTGGCGCAGTTCTAGCTGGTACTGCCTGAAATCCTCATCATAGGTCAGCCCGTGGTTCTGCTTGAACCGCCAAGTGACGCCCATTTCAATCAGCGTTTCATCAAGAATGCCAATATCGGTATCAGCAGCCATTGTTGCCTGTGATGTGCCGCTTGCTGATTGGCACCAGTGGCCGCTGACATACTCATACCCGATGGTTTCTGTTGATGTCGGTGTTGGCGTGACATCGAACTTGAGCGCATTGCTGCTTGGCTTAAAACGGAACTTTTGTGTGATACCAGCCGATGCTGTGCCGTAGCGATCTTTTTGGAATTGCTGCGGCGTGATAGGCCCGACCATCTGATCTAGGTCGGTGCGGTTGTACATTGTTGAGCCAACAGACCGATCATAATCAGTCGGCAGATCGTAACTTTGCGTGCCATTGGCCGTGCTGAAAGTGTGTTCCTTCAGCAGAATGGGCCAGTTGTTTGACCGCATCAGCTGCTTGCCCTCACGGTTGATAAAGGCGAGCAACTGCCGTGCAATCGGGTCTGTATTGCCAACAACGGTTGTTGGACGTTCAAACCCGGTAAAGTCAGCTACGTTCTGCGCTATCGTCAGCAGGCTCATGTTTTACCTCTTCTGCCAAGGTCTGGGCCGCTACAGCCACCTCGACCACTAGGTCATCTTTTTTCTTTGTCGCTTCGACTTGCAGCTTGGCGATCTTGGCTAACTCGACATATGGCTCACCAATGCCGCGCAGCGTTGCTTCTTCTACTGCGGCTAGTGCTTCAATCGTTTCAATGTCATGCAGTTCAAGTTCCGTCCGGCGTGGCTCTGTCATCCCTGGCAGTTCTGCTAGGGCTGTGCCTTTGCGGCGGGGCTTTTTCTTTTTGCCTTTGTACGCCTTCCACTCGTCTGGAAATCGGCGCAGATCGTCAGGACGGGCTGGGCCTTCCCACACATCCCTGACGCCTTGAATTTCAATCCGGCAAAAATCTCTTTTTTCGCCGTTCAGTTCCCTCTCAAAAAAGATGCCTTTTTCGCTCATATCAATCCTCCCGATTGCATAGAAAAAGGGGGCGAGTTGCCCCGCCCCCGTGGTTTTACATTGGGAAATCGCAGATGATTTCCTTGTCGCTGATGTCGCCAGCAATGGCACAGACATTATCTGTTACATCTGCTGAAACATCCAGCTTGCCGTCTGCTGAACCTGTTGGTGTCAGCGGGTCACCGTCAGCGCCTGCTGTCAGGGCTGCGTTCATGGTTGCCATGCCCTTGATCTGCACCCAGCAATACTGGCCGTCAGTCGGCGCTGATTGCAGAATGCCTGCCCCAATCTCAATAGAGTCGGACAGATCAGACGTCACCTTGAACAGCTTGTAGCCGTCCAGTGTATAGTAGTAGGCGGCGTTACCGCTTACTGCTGCCACGCTTCCACTGCCAGTGTCGTACTGGACATATTTGTAGATGCGTGTGCCGTTAGTGTCGTCAACGATGGCACCAAGCTGACCCAACTGAAACTCAGGGGTGTCAGCGACTGCTGTGGGGTCAATCCCCATTACTGCTGCAATAGTCATTACAGTTCCCCTTCCTTTAAGTGTGGATAACGCCTTGGAGAGCGCGGTTTGAACAGGTCAGATTTCCTGACCAGAACATTGGCGTCACCATTGCGTCTTGGTTAACGGACATCTTTGCTTCACCTGGAACAAAGTCACGGGATGCAGCAACTTCCAGACGCAGATAGTCTGTGTTCAGGAAATACATCCGGTCAGTGTTACAAGATGAATCAAACACCACATCGCTGTTCAGATACTGGACACTGGTGAAACCAGAGTTTGCCAGATCGTCGCTTGTGATGCGCTGGATGGCCTGAAGGCTACCCAGAAACGCCTTGTAGGCATTGGTGCCAGCCATCACTAGGTCAGGGCTGTCAGCGCCACGAACCAGTTGCAGATAGATGTTGTTCATATCTGCTTGGACGTTTGAGGTGCTGAACGCGCTTGACGTTGCAGTGGTCTGGACGTTTTGCCAGAAGGTGTAGGTGCTTGAGTTGATGCCACCGACTGTGCCTGTGCCTGCATCAGCCACGATAAGCTGAAGACCACCAACCTCTTTGCCGCTTGATCCTGTACCATCCGAATAAATGGATGTGGACAGGCTGTTCATCATCGACTTTTCAAGCACGTTGATGCGTGCCTCAAGCAGATTGATGATGGCCTCTGTGCCAGAGTTTTTGACTTGCTCTAGGCCAGAGATGGTGACGTTACCGGCAAGCTGCTTGTAGTCAAAGACGGCAGCAGACAGAACGTCTGATGGTGAGACATCGAGTGTCTCATAGCCTGAATAGAACTGCACAGTTCCATTGTCAGCATACTCAAGTTCACGGACAATATCGCGTCCTGTTACAGACGTTTGATTGCCATTCTCGCGCAAGCGCCGCAACAGTGCGTTGTGGTTGCTCACGTTGTCAGAAAGCGTCCGGCTACGATTGCGTAGCGTGGTCGTGACGATTTCTGAAAGATTAGGACTAGCCATTCACTAGCTCCTTCCATTTTCCAGTTGTCGGATTGACGCATTGATTGTGTCACGAATAGACGCATTGGCTGGTAGCGCTGGCGCGGCTGGTGTTGCACTGCCTCTGACTTTTGACCTTGCTGCTTTCTTCGCTTTTTTGACCGCCTCTGTTTTCACACTGTCTTGCGACTGTGCTGCGGCCATTGCCTTGACTTGCTCTTGGCGCAGTTCTGGATCGGCATACACCGCCATCTCATACGCTGTGTTCAAATCCTTGGCATTTTGGGCACTGATGAGCGTTCCCATCACGCCGCGCACTCTCTCAAAGTGCGGGTGCTTGAGATTGCCGTTAGCATCAGTTTCCGATGCGAATTGGTCAATCAGAGACTGCGTGCTGGCCTCGACCTGGCTTTGCTGCTGTGTCTGTTGATTTTGTATAAAGCCTGTTAGCTGGGCAACTTGCTGCTTCAGGGCTTTAACCTCAGGGTCTGCATATTCATCCTCTGCTGCTGGGTCGTTGCCGACTGCACCAAAATCCACGCCGTACTGGTTGGCCAACCAAGCAATGGCGTTTTGAGGGTCTTTTCGCAGATAGTCATGGGCGGCAAGCAGTTGTCGCACCGCTGCCACCTCATCCATGCCAGCGCGTTCAAAGTCACCCTTGAACGGCGCAAACATCTCATCAAACGCCTCGTTGCGCTTTTTAAACTTGGCAACGTCTTGCGTTTTTCGTGTGTAGTCGCCTTCCAAATCCTTGTAGCGCTCCATGAACATATGCTGTGCAGCAGGCTCAAGCGCTTCGAATTTAGCGGCAAATTCTTTTGGCCAATGATTGGGCGCGGCCAGCGCCTCTGGTTCAGCGGTGTCTTCCTCTACCGCCTCATCCTCTTCAGCCTCGTCTTCTTCTGCCTCTTCAGGCTCATCTTCAGCTTGTTCGTCAGGCTCTGGCGCTTCTGGCAGCGGTTCAGCTTTTTCTGCTGGTTCCTCTGCTTCAGCCTCAAATGATTCTAATGTTTTAGCAAGTGTCTCTGCGACAGTTTCCGGCCTTGCTGGCTGCGCGGCTGGGATGGAGGCATTGGCCTCGACGCCAGCGTCAGTGCTATCAAGCTGCATTTCAGTTTGTGTCATTTGAAAAGATGATTTTGTTCATTCCCTACTTCGACAAAGTTGTTGCGCCGTAAAAACTCACGGTGCTGTGAACGGCTGGTGATCCAGCCACGATCCTTCATGTTCTGATACGGTTCGATGTCCTTCATAATAGAAACGCCGCCCTTGGGGGCGGCGCTTGCCTTGGGAACGATCTTGCCGTCCCGATATACATATGTGGTCATCGCATCAGCATCCCTGCCGCCACTTGGCGCATGTCCGCATCCATTTTGCGGCGGGGCTTATTAAAGCTGCCAATGGCCTGCATGATTTCAGGGAATATTTTGGAAAGAACACCAGCCAAAGGGCTATCAAGCGCCTCACGGATGATTTCTTTTTCTTGCTCTGA